CTGTTTGTTCGGAGCCGAGGGCGTCGGCGACACTGCGCAGACCGCTGCCTTGCTGGAGCACAACCCCGCCGGCGCGCGTGGATTGGCGGCCGATCAGTACGAGATGCAGATGCGCGGCCCGGTCGCCGCCGGCTCGCCCGTCGCCACCGCCGAGAACTTGAACGCCGGGAGCGCCGCCGACTGGTACGCGAAGCAGCGCGACCCGATCACGCAGCGGCTCTACCACGGCGACGACCCGGTCCTGCGCCAACGGCTCGAAGACACCGCCCTGCTGGCGCGCACCGAGGCCTTGCGGCCGACACGGACGAAGCCGGGGCGCGGTCGCAACACCCTCGGCGGGCCGGCGATGGCCTGGGCGCTGCCCTCGATCCTCGGGGGAGCCGGCATTCTCGGCGGCGGACCCGCCGGCATCCTCGCGGCGGCAGTCCCGACCATCGCGGCGCGCTTCGTCGGCAATCGCTTCACCGACCCGACCTTCACCCGGCGAACCATTCACCCGCCGACTTTCCGGCAAAGCGTCAACCTGCCGCGCGTTCTCAGCAGCGCGGTAGCTGCCGCCGCCGCCGCTGCGGCCCCGCCGAGGAACTGACGTGGCGTTTGGCCTGCTCACCGGCACATCAGGCATCCAGCCGGATTTCCTCTCCCGGGTGGAGGCCCTTCGCCGCGCCATGCCGAACGGCCTCGGCGCGCAGATCGGGGTCAAGTCCGGCTATCGTTCTCCCGAGCACCAAGCCGAACTCTTCGCCCGGGCCGTCCAGAAATACGGCTCGGAAGCCGCCGCCAGGAAGTGGGTCGCGCCGCCGGGGCATTCACAGCATAACCGGGGCAACGCCATCGACTTGTCCTATGGGTCGCCGGAAGCGATGCGCGTCGCCCATCAAATGGCGGCCCAGTACGGTTTGACGTTCCCGATGAGCTACGAGAACTGGCACATCGAGCCGGTGGGCGCTCGGGGCGGGGGGCAGATTGGAGGGGCTGAAACTGCCCCCTCTGGTGGGGGTCCGGACCCCGGAGTGTCGGACTTATTGGCGCAGGCCGCCTCGCTAAACAACAGCCCCTTAAATACCCAGACCTCCAGCTCAGGCATCAGTCCGAGCTTAGGTGCCGGTGGTTCTGCCGGCGGCATCATCGGCGACCCGTCGCCGATCGCGATCCCCGATCTCCGCACCCGGACAGAAGCACAACCCTCCGCGCCGCCGGTGGCGACATCGGCTCCGGCCCCGGATACCTCGCAACTGGCTGATCTCTTTACGCTCCCCACGATCGGGGTGCCGGGCGGTGGCCCGCAGGGTGACCCGGCGGCGCTGCCCGGACAAGCCAAGCCGCTGGCCAGGAAGGTGTGGAAATGAGCTTCCTCTCCGACCTGATCAAATTCGAAAGTGGCGGCAAGAACGTCACCAACATCAACCAGAGCACCTCCTCCGGGAGGGCCAGGGGCCTCTTCCAGATCACCGACGGCACCTGGAGGGACTTCGGCCGCCGGGTGGGTATCGACTTCACCAAATACCCGACGGCGCTGTCAGCTCCGCCTGAGCTTCAGGCGCAAGTCGCCGGCATGATCCCGCTGAACCGCTGGGACCCGATCACGCTTCGCAAGCTATCTGCCGCCGGCCACAAATTCGACGTCAACAAGACCCTCGCCGAGAACGCTGCTGCTCTCGGCGAGAAGATGACCGGCGACATCTCCGGGGCTTTCACCGGGGTTTCGAGCGAAGGTTCCGTCGGCGCTCCGTCCGCCGGAACCCCGATGAGCGGCGGCAGCCCGGGCATCGCTTCGCTTCTCGGGAACGCCTTCAGCGGCATGTCCTTCGGCGGCTCCGGTGGCGGCGGCAGCATCGGCGGTGGCTCCGCCGACGCGGCGCAGCTAGGCGGGGCCGCCGATCTCCGGACGAAATCCCCCGACGTTCCGGCGGGTCCGCCCCTCGACACCGGCAAGTCGCTCGCCCTCGCCGACCTGTTCACGCCGGCGACGATCGGCAAGCAGAAGCCGGGCATGAACATCGCCGCGAAGAGCTGGATTTGATGGCTTCGCTCGCCGACACGTTTGCTGGAAAAGTCGGTCCGACGCTGCCGTCGACTACCGACGAGTTGGCGCAAGCCTTGAGGATGAGGCCGCCGGGACCACTCGACCCGGCCACCCTGAAAGCCTATTTCGACGAGAACGGCGCGCAGATCGAAGACGCACAGCGCAACGCCGAGCGGCTACTGCAAGCGCCGGAACCCGGCGGCAGCATCGCCGAAGCTCTCGGCATGTCGCGCCAGGGCGTCGATCGGCTACGCCAGACCAATCTCTCCAAACTCGGCGGCATTCCCTGGGCGATCGCCCACGACATCGGCGACCTCGCGTCCCTGACCCACGACGCCTGGGAGGGCAAGCCCGAGGGCGATCCCCGCCTGCCCGGGAACATGGACCGGATCACGCGCGGCACGCTGGCGCTGACCGGCGCAGGCATAGCGTCGGCCCCGTTCAAGGGCGCGGGCCTTGGCGTCTTCGGCAGCCGCGCCGCCGCCGAGGAGGCGGGGCCGAGCAAGCTCGCCGAGGTCTTTACCAAGCCCAAGCTGAACCGGGAAACCGGCATCGACTTCTCGGAACCCCCGGCGGCGCGCCCCGGCGCGGTCGACGACCCCGAGTTGGCGGCGTACATGAACCGGCCGCGCACTTGGCAGACCAACTACCCGCCGCCGCCATCGCTGCCGTCGGTCTACGAGGCCCGCGCCGCCCAGATGGCCCTCAAGCCGTCGCAGCGTATCCAGGCGGTGGCCGGACGCGAGCGGGTCATCGGCAACGACTATACCAACGTGCTCGATCCGCCGCCTGGCGGCCATCCCGACATGGCCAACCTTTACCCGCGCAACCCCAACCCCGACGCGGCTCTCCCCCAGGGCGGACGCGGCCAGCCGCTGATCGATTTCCGAGAGCAGATCGCCGAGCGCCTCGCCCAGAAAATCCGCGACGCCGGCCAGCTTGGCGCGCCGACGCAGTATTTCTACCATTCCGACGGCCCGATCTACCGCGCGGCGCGGGCAGCCGGCCTCGGCGACGAAGACGCCCGCCGTTGGGTCAGCGACTTCGGCCACATCACGGCGGCGACCAGCCCGCGCACCAACGTCGACCAGAACGTCCTCAACGCCACCTCGGTCATGGCCAAGCACGCGGCCAACGTACCTTTCCGCGAAATCCTCGGACCCGGTTCGGGGGGTATTTCCGAAAGGGGCTACCCGATGATGACCGGCGGAGGCGGCATCCACGGGCAGCTCATCGATGACATCCTGTCGGGCCGGGGCATCGATCCCAACGTCAACACCAAGCCCTCGCAATTTGCGGCCGCAAATTCCGGCAACCGTTCCGGCGTCGTTGTCGACACCCACATCATCCGGGGCGTCATGCAGACCCTCAACGAGCTACAGCCCGGTTCCATTCCCGAGAAGTGGATCATGCCGGCGTTCCGCGAGGCCTACCGCCACGACCCGACCACGCTCACCCCGAACATGATCTCGGACACCCTGGCCAAGCAGAGGATCGGGCCGAAGGGCGCGACCTACAGCGCGCAGACCGAATACCCGCTGTTTGCCGATATCTATCATCGGGTGGCCGAGCACCTGGGGGTTTCGCCGTCGGAGGCGCAGTCGATGGGCTGGTTCGGCCTCGGCCAGCACACCAACCTGGGCAGCGCGCCGGAAACCCTCGCCGACGTCCTCGACAAGCACATCTCGATCACTTCGCAGGGGCTTAATCTGCCGCCGCAGGAGGTTGCCCGGCTCTTGTTCCAGCGTAAGCTACCGCTGATGAGCATCCTCGGCACGGCGGCGGGCGGCGCTGCCGCCCTCGACGCTCTCAACCAGACCAATCAAAATCCCGGAGGAACCTGATGGCAAAGCCACCTGCAGCCAGCCCGCTCGCCAACATGATGTCGAAGGCGGTCGCGCCGCTGCCCGGCCAGATGGACTTGCCGCTCGACAAGTCGCCGGCACCGGCACCGCCGCCGAAGAAAGCCGGCGTGCCGTTCAAGGGCGGGGTGGCCACGCCCCCACAAAAAGGAACGCCGGGGAAAAACCCCGGCGGCCCTGGTCGCGGCAACATGGCAAATTTCAAGGGCAAGCACGCGCCGCCCTTCACGAAGAAGAGCTAGATCAAAGCGTCTTCCTCGACGTCCTCGATCGCGGTGAAGGCGCGCTTGGCCGGCGTCCTGCCGTCGATCCGGGGAGCGTCCCGCTTGATCAACTGCAAGTGCTGAAGGCCGAAGGAAATCCCCTTCTTGCCGCTGTTCGTCCAGGAAAAAGGTGCGATGTGGGCGCGGACGATCTGACCGGCCCAAATCTCGGCGGGGTCGAGGACGTCCTGGAGGCGGACATCGACGATGCCCGGTTTGCCCTTGCTCCACGGGCTGATGTAGGTCATCCCCGGCTCATAGCCGTTGTAGGTCTTCTGGCCGGCGTCCTTGAAAGGAAGCTGGATGTTCTTGACCGGCGTCGTCGGGAACTTCTCGGCGGCGAGCGTCGCCACGGCGGCTTGCATCGCCTTATACTCCTTGGACTGCTGCGCCTCGGCCGTGAACAAGAGGGCGCAGGAGTAGACCGGCTCAGCGCCTTCGGAGCGCGGATCAGGAGTAAACAAGTGGGGAAAAGAGAGGATTGCGTAGGGGGTATTGAGGCCTTCGGCCATGATCGCTGCCTTTCGCTACATAGAGTGGTTTCGCAAAGCCCACATCTCGGTGGGGCTTCGTACATTTAGAATGATCAGCCGAGAATTTCAAGAGAAGAAGTGAGCTGCTTGAAGACGGTTTGCGGATTATTTTTGACCCCGGGGCGGGGGTCTTCCTCGGGGGCCAGGGTCGTGCCGGAACTCTCCTTCTTGACCAGGGTGGCGACGATGTCGGGCTTGATCTTGTGGCGCTTCAAGGCGCGCTCGACACCGGCCGGCGTGTCGAGCACGACCATCTCGTCGTAGACGTTCGGGTACTCGTCCGACAGGCGGTCCATCGCGTCCTCCTCGTCGACCCACTTCCTCATTGCCCGCTTGGCGACCAGCTTCCAGCCGGGGACCAGCCCGCCCCGGTCGATGCGGTTGGACGCCTCGGCGCGGACCCGCTCGATCCAGCTCACCACCATGTCGGCCTGATCGAGGATGGCGGCGAGTTCGTTGTCGCTGAGACTGGCGACCTGCTTCAGGTCGGGGGTTCCGGTCTGATCGTCGAAGACCACGGCGGCGCTGCTCTGGGCGAGGTCGGCCAGCGCCCGGCACTCGCCGGCCCTGACGCACCAGCGGCAATGCTCGCCGGGTTTTTCGGTCGGGTCGTCGAGGCCGATCTTAGCGAGCGCCGGCAGGAGCACCGTGTCGCGCCAAGCGTAGAGTTCGTGGACGTCGACCATCTCAGTGTTGACCCCGACCTCGCCGCCGGTGCGCGGCTGGATGATGGTCATCCGGACCTCGCTGATCGGATAGGCCCCGCCCAGGCTGTCGATCGCGCCCAAGGCATAAATGCGAAGCTGCGGATTGTTCGCCGCCGAGACAGCGACGCCGCGCCCATACTTGAGATCGACGATCTCGATGTTCTCGATCGCCTTGGTGTAGGCGATGACGTCGGCGGTGCCGTAGAGCTTCTCGTTGCCGAACGTCGGCACTTCGACCAGGGTTTCGGTGCGGAAGATGTCGGCCTTCTGCTTGAGCGCGCCGGCGTAGCCGCAAAACACCTCGACCGCCTCGACCATGTCGTCGTCGACCGGAAAAGTGAAGCCGTCGATGGTGACTTCGCTCGGGGCCGGCAAGCCGTGGATCAAACGTTCGGCGACTTCGTGGGCGGCGGACCCCTCAGCCGTGTAGACGGTCGGAAGCCGCTTCCGACCTCGGGCCTTGGTGACGCTGGCAGGACACTTCAACCAGATGCTCGCTGAGGATGGCGAGGCGTCGGCGTGGGCATTGGCCATGATCTTTGTTCTCCAAAAAATTTCCGCCGGGGTCCGGATACGCTGGATCGCGGGGCATCTCGTGGCTGTAGGTGCAGACTTTGTGCCAACAGCAGCCGCAACATTGTTTGTCGATCCGGCAACACGGGTGCCGGCAAGTGGCGAAGCTGTTCATCGCTCAGCGACCAGAGCGAGGACTTCCTTGCCGGCGTCGGTCAGGCGCTCACCAGCGAGCGTGGCCTCGCCCCAGGCCTTGGCCGCGCGGACGCCGTCATGGTTGACGAGGCGGCCGTCGGGCATCTGGAATACAAATTCGCTCCAGCCGGCGACCCGGCAATAATAGCCGGCAGCCGACTTGGGCAGCGAGCGGCCGTTCTCCTCGACGTAGTGGAGGTTCCGGATGCGAGCTGCGGTCAGCCTGAGCTGATTGGTCATTTGTGCTTCTCCAGCCAGTCCTTGAAGTCGCGATGGCCGAAAGAGCGCGCGGCGTCGTCCATGATCACCGTCGCCTCGACCTCGGTGCTGACCCCGCAACAGGGCATGTACCAATGCCCGAAGAGCGGCGGCTCCTCGGGGTCGAGGACGTAGTCTTTCACCCAACGGGGCTTGCGGAACTTGCCGCAGTGCGGGCAGTCGATCCAGCCCAGGCGGCGCTTGATCCGGGTCAGCAGGCTCATAGGACACTCTTGGTGAAGTGGGCTTCCGCCGCGGCTTTCCACTTGTCCCGCTCGGCTTCAAGCTCGGCGATGTCGTGGTTCTTGCCGCTGATTGTGTCGGCTAGTGCAATGTTGAGGCTCCTGACCTCGGCCTCAAGCTCGGCGACGCGGTTCTGATTAGCCAAGGTTAAAGAACCGGCGAAGTGGTTTTCCGCCTTGAGGCGAGAAGTCTCGGCCTCAAGCTCGGCGATGCGATTGGACAGACCCTTATTAAGCGCGCCAAAGCGGAACCTTTCTCGCTCGGCTTGGTCCCGCTCGGCCTCCAAATCGGCGATGCGAGCGGCCTTTGCTTGCAGGATCATCTCTTCAAGCTGACGGTGACTTGCGGCCTCGGCTTCGAGTTCGGCGATGCGGGCAACCGCCTCGACTGCCGTGTCGGACGCATGGCCGAGAAGGCTGACCCGCCAGTCGTGCTCGGCGATCTGGTTCAGGCGCTCGATCAGGTTCACGGGGCCGGCTCCGCGACGAGGGCATCGACGACGACGCCGATCTGGCTGGCCGGCTTGTCATCGGCGGCGCGGGTCAGCGCGGCCTTGACCTCGCCGACGGTGACGCCGTGCTGAAGCAATAAAGAGAGAAGCAAGCCGGCGTCGCGCAGCGACGCCTCGGCCGGCGAGCCGGGCTTGCCGGCGGTGATGAAGACTTCGCTGATCCGGCCGTCGTTGTCGCGCGAGTAGGTAAGGAAAGCCTTCAGCCGCAGGCCCTCGACGTCGGCATATTTGACGGCGACGGTGGTGCTCGCCCGACGGGGCGGGAAACGGATACGGTCGCTCACGGGGCCGGCTCGTCTTGCAGTTCCGGCCCTTCCAGGTCCGGCGTCGGCTTCGGCTTTGGCCCGTTCAGTTGCTCGACGAACCACTGCCGCGCCACCTTCAAAGTGTGAATGTAGCGGTCGATGTGCGCGACCGACGTCGCGATCTCGTTGCACTCGACGCGCACGGCCAGCGGCTCGCCTTGTTTGTGGGTTTGCAAGGTGACCCTCATGCCGGCACGCGGAGTTTCGGGGGATTGCCAGGGCGGATGGCGAGGAGATGATGCTCCGGGCAGTAGACCGCCCCTTCTCTGGTGGCGCGGGTCCGCCCGCAAAAGAGGGTCGCCGCCCCATCTCCCGAGACGGGCCAGCGGCAAGTGTCAAAATCCAGTTCCATGAGCGTGATTTTTCCTATTTTCACTTCCGGGATCACCCGCACGGGTCTTGGCTTGGCCTTGGCCGCCAGCATCCGCTGGCGGCGTGTCCGGACCCGGCTCTCCTGCGGGCGTTCCTGGCGGCGCTCACCGTCGATCATGTCCGGGTTCTGCTTCCACTTGCGACGATGCACCATGCCGAGAAAGGCGTTGCGGGAGACGCCGCACTGCTCGGCGCAGTATCTCGCCTTGAAGCCGCTCTTCCACAGGTGCTCCGCCAGGATCAGCCGATCATCCGGCCAAGCCGGGAACGACGTCCTAGTCAGCCCCATCGTCGTGATCCTCCCGATGCGGGACGAACCCCAAGGCCCGTCCCGCCGCCATGCGGAAGCGCCGCCAATCGTCGATCGGCAGGTTGGCTTCGAGAACGCCGATGTCGGCGAGGATCGCCGCCGGCGATGCCGGCAGCCGCAGCGACGGCCCGCGCAGGCGCACCGCCACCTCGTCCTTGCTGGTCACCGGCAGCGACCGGGTGTCGAGGCCGTACTCGGGGGCGTTGGGCGGCGTCGCCGCCGCCACGGCCGCCTGTTCACGCAGCGCGTCGATCGGCGAGAACTCTTCGTCAGGCATGGGCCTCTCCTGCACCGTTGCCGTTGGCGGCCTTCGGGATGTTGAACTCGGCTTCCATCTCGGCCCGGATGTCGGGGAAGAGCGCCGGGTCGAGGAGGCTCAAGCGGACCCCGCCGTGGCGTCCGGTGACGACGTCGATGAAGGCCTTGGCCTTGAGCTTCTGGCGGGGATCGCCGAAACGCTTGACCATCTCGTCGACCACGAACGTCTTGTCGGCGGCGGCCAGAGCCGCCGAGGCATCCTCGGCGACCTTCTTCGCCGGGGTTTTCTTCGCCTTGGCGGCCGGGGCCTTGGCGACCGTCTCGACCTCGGCCGGCGTCGGGTCGGTCGGGCTGGCCGGCAACGGCACCCCCTGCGGCTCGCCGACAATCGCCTTGACCTCGACAGCGAACCCGGCGACGCCGAAACGCTCCTTGGCGACTATCAGCAGGTCGTCGAGCGGCATGGTCTTGGCGTTGGGTCCGCCAAGGGACTTGAGGGCGACGTTGACGTCGTCAACGGTGTCGCCGGTGATCTTGATCTCGATCATGATTGCTGTTTGCTCCTTCTATAGGGGTTGCCCTTGGCCGACTGGACAAGGACGTAGACGGCCACGTTACGCTTCGCGCCGGCGTGCATCCGGTGGGTGACGATGCTGTGGCCGGCATCGCGCAACTCGTAAATCCGCGCCGCCAGCCGGAAGCAGCCATAGCGTTGCAGGGCTTCCAGTGGAGTAATCGACGGGAAATTCTGCAGGTGATCCAGCACCAGCGCGGCCTGGGCTGGGCTACTGTGTTGTGGGCTGACCATTGGCCCCGGCTCCCTGGTTTTTACGGACTTCGATTTCTTCGATCATGCGCAGGACGACACGCAGAGCAGTGTCGACCTGCGACATGGCCAGCTCGATCGCCAGCTTGATGGCGGCTTCTTCCTCGGGGGTCAGGTCGCCCCTGACCTTGAGCCGGTTGAGCGTCTCCATCGGGTTGGGGGTCATGCGCCTGTCTCCTGGACTTCAAGCCACTTCCAGACCGAGCCGTACTCGGGATGCCCGTGGATGGCCTCCAAATCGTCGAGGCAGTCCCACACCGACACCGACCGCTTGGCCGTCAGCCAGCGCACGGCGACCCGGCCGTCGGAGAAGACCACGCCTTCGAACTGCGGCTCGTCGGGCGGGTTCTTCTGATTGGCGTCGTGGGTCGCGTCAGGGACGGCGCTGCGATAGACGATGAAGGCCTTCATGCTGAATGTCCCAGCCGGGCGATTTCTCTCTGGAGATACCAAGCCGCCTTGCGGAGGTCTTCGACGCCGCCTTTGTCGCTGGCCCGCCAGATGTACTTGATCGCGTTGCCGAGGTTGAAGTTCATGTGCTCGGTGATCTGGATGCACTCGATCCCGGAGGGGTGCGAGGTGTAGTGCTTGGGATGATCGACCGGGTCGTCCTTGGTGCGGTCCCAGCCTTCGTGCTGGCGGGCGATGTCATGCAGGGTCCGCATCGGATGGTCCGGCTCGTTCACCAGCTTCTGCATGCTCTTGCCGTAGGCTTCGCTCATCTCGTCCAGCTTTGGGTTCAGGCTCATTTTCGGCATCTCCAACTTTTGCCTTTGTAAACAGTCTTCATCTTGTGGCGGATACAAAGCGGCTGGCCGGCGGGTCCGGCCACGATCTTTTTAGAGGGCGCAAGGGGTAGGTTGCCTCTAACCTGTTCATCTTCGCTGGGGGCGTCCGTCGCCGGCACCGACCCCGGTGGTTTCTCTCTTGGCGTCGGGATGGCGTCGTCGATGATCGGTTGCTCCTCGGGAGTGAAAGTCATCGGCGGCAGCTCGTCGGCATTGAGGCAGAACGAGTAGGCTTTCCGGTAGAGGAACTTCCCCGCCGCGACGTCGACAAAGGGAAAACCCAGCAACTGCCGGAGAGCCAGCGCGGACCCGCGATTGGCGTAGGTGCGGCAATCCCTCATGTCGGCGGCC